CGAGTTGGAACCAGTCGGACTCCCGGAGGACGCCGGTCGAATTCGGTGTCCAGCCCCGGGTGTCGAGGGTGGGCCCCGTCTGCCCCGCCCCATCGACGACCGGGGAGCCGGCGACTGTTCCACGGGGAACACGGGCGACCGGATCGCCGGCGAGGAACGTCCCGACCTGGCCGCGCAGCTTGAGTACGAACGCGATCCACGCACGGGCCGCGGTCTTGTCGAGCGGTATCGTCGTGAGATCCAGCCGCCAGATCTGGCCGGACCGCTCGTAGACGTTCTGCCGGAACGAGAACTCGCCGGCCGTCATGGCGATTTTCGGCGCCGGCGTGATCTGCACGCTGTCGAGGTTGTCCGGGAAGTCCGGCAAGGTGAGCGGGTAGCTGATCGTCATCCCATCACTCCGCGCAGGGCGCCGCCGTTCGCATAGTCCTCCGCCACCGCCCCGACCGCACGCTGCTCGATGGTCCCATCCAGTCCGGCGACCCACTGCTCGAGCCTGGCGACCGCGGCCTCGCTCGCCCCGCGGAGATCCGCGTACTGGATCGTGACGCCTCGGCCCGCGCCGTTCGCGTTCACATAGCCGGACCGGTCGGGGCTGAATACCTCCGGGCCATTCTCGCCGACCAGGTAATCGCGGCCGGCCGTGACCGGACCGCCGTGCTCGCGCGAGCCCTTGAGGACCGGGACATTCTGGCCGACGCCACCGGATCCGCCCGAGCCGCCGGAGACGACGCCGATCACGGCGCTCTGCACGGCGTTCGAGATCGCAGCGCCGGCGGTCTGGCGAAAGAGGATCTGCATGAGATCGCGGGCGAGCCCCTTGAGCACGCCGCGGAGCTTCTGCCCCTCGACGATGGCATCGGCGAACGCGGAGCGGAAGGCGAAGCCGGTATTCTCAGCCGCACGGTTGAGCTCGCGCTGTTGCTCGGTCAGCGCGAGCTGGTGATCCTCGACCTCCTTCGCGGCCTTCTTGACGTCTTGCGGCACGAGCGGCGCGCTGGCCTCCATGGGGTTGACGAGGCGCCAGCCGGCCGGCGGCGTTTCGAGCTTGTGCTTCTTGATGAGCTGCTCACGCTTGGCGTCGATCTGTTCGAGCAGCGTCGCCGTCTTGGTCAGGCTCTCGTTGGCGTCGTCGGCGCCTTGCTTGATCGGATCGAAGGCGCCGGCCTGGCGCACCCCAAGCGACGCGGTCTCCTCTAGCGCCCGGCGCTGGCGTTCGAGGGTCTTGAGGATCTCGAGCTGCGTGTCGCGCTCCTGTCGCAGATCATCCAGCGTGCGGCCACCGAGGATCGAGATCGGCTTGTCGGTCGGATAGTTGGATCCGAGCTCCTCGCGCATCCGCCGGAGCTTGTCGGTGAGGTTCTGGACGTGCTCGGCCTGCTTGATGACAGCGCGGCGGGCCTCGGTGCGGGCGACGCCTTCCTGGTACTCGCGCCAGTACTGGTGCACGTCCTTGATGAGCTGCGCGGTGCCGCCGAGAAAGTTGAAGGTGGCCTCCGCCAGTGACGTGACCGCGGCGACGAACTCGGGATCGGTGACGATATCGCGGAATCCGTCGATGGCCTTCACGAGACCCTCGACGTCGGCCTTGCCGAATGCCGCGAGCATGTCATTGCCGAGCTGCGTGAGCGCCTGGTCCACGCGCCGCGGGAGCTGGTTGAACTCACGCGCGATGGCGTCCTGCTGATCCATCACGGCGGCGAATACGCGTTCGGCGGTCAGCTCGCCCTGCTCGGCCATCTGGCGCAATGCGCCCACGCCCTCGATCCGCAGACCGTCGGCGATGGCGATCGCCAGGCGCGGGAGCTGCTCCATGACCGACCGCAGCTCCTCGCCGCGGAGCTGGCCGGACGCCATGCCCTGCGAGAACTGGATCATGGCCGCGCGCGCCTCCTCGGCGGACGCTCCAGACGCGGCTACGGCCTTGTTGAGCGTCTCGGTGAACTGGAGGAGCTGCTGCTGCGATGCGCCGAATTGGCGATTGGCTCGGGCGAGCCTGGTATAGACGGTCGTGGTCGCGGCGAGACTGGCGCGGGTGTCGTTGGCGAGCTGGTGGAGCTGCTCGAACCGCTCATTGGCCGCGGCCTGTGACTTCTCGACGACGCGGAGCTGACCCTCGAGCTGCTGATAGCTATTCGTCAGGTCGACGAATTGCTTGGCGATGTAGGCGGAGACGACGAACTTCACGACGCCGCCGAGGCGCCGGAAGGACCGCTCCATGTTGCGGGTTGACCGGTCGAATCGCTGGTCGGTCTGCCGCGCCAGGCGGGCCGCGTCCCGGAGCCCCTTGTTGTACCGCTTGTCGTCGGTACGAAGCTCCAGAATCGCTTGACCCAGACTTTCAGCCACCGTTTCGCTCCTCGGACGCCGGATCCGTCTCCTCCGGGCGCCCTCGCTGCGCCTCTCGTGCGCTCTCGGCCGACCCTATGCCGTCCGCCCTCTTTTCTTTCGGCCCGTCTCCGGCCTTCCCTTGGGCTCCTAGGCTGAACCCGATCCCCACGGCCGCGGCCGCTGACCGGGTATCCACTCGACGGCGCGGCGCGGTCCCGCCGTGGGCCTCATCCTGGAGGCGCCGCCAGTAGCGGCGCGCATCGCCCGGATCCATCTGCCGCCCACGGACATACAGCATACAGCCGACGCGGTCGATGCTCTCCTCTGCCTGGATCGCGCGCATCTCGGCGAGCATGTCGTCGACCACGCCGAGCGGCAGAGTCATCCAGTCGCGCGTGGATCCTCCATAGAAGCGGACGAGCCGGGCGATTGCTCCGCGCCACTCTCCGAGCCCTCCGAGCCGTCCTCGCCCGATAGACGACCATGCTCGGCCCGAAAAAAAGCGTTGACGACCCTCATCTTGTTCCAGTCGCCGAGCTTGGCGGAGACCTCGTCGGGCACCGACGGCGCGACCGATGCGAACTGGCTTTCGATCAGCTTCTCCAGCTCCTCGAGCTGCTGATCGTTCAGCTCGTCGTCAGAGTCGAACAGCTCTGCCGCGCGCTTGGACATGCGCTTGAGACGTACCTGCTCGGTAACGGTCATGCGGGAGACGTCGGCGAGCGGATAGTCGACGTCGTCAATGCGGATGTGCTCGACGCGCGTCGTATCGAGCTGGAAGATCGGATCACTTGCCGGATCGGCCATGAGGGTCTCCCCCTTCGCCTGTATGGATCTCCAGGCCGATGCCGAGCCGTTCGCACTCGGCTCGAAGATCGGCCAGGGCCTCGCGGCACCGGCGCAGCTCTGCGCGATGGTGCCGGATCTGTCGCTTATGCAGACGCGCCTCGACCTCCAGGGTCCGCGCGCGTTCGTCCCGGTCCATTACTGCGCGGCGGTGTCGGCCGCGACGATCTTGCCGAACCGCTCGGCCTCGGTTGCCGCGTTGAGATCGATGAGCGCCATGAACTCGAGCGACAGGCCGGCCGGCTGATCCTTTCGGAACACGACCTCGGGCTGGCTGGCGACGCGCGCGCGCGGCACCTGGAAGTCCATGTTGTAGGTATCGCCATACGGCGAGAGACCCACGCCTCGCACGAGTACCGCTTTCTGCGCGACCACGAAACCCTTGTAGGTCGGGATCTCGCGGAACCCCTGGGTGCCGGCGCCCGCTGCCGTCGTGGTAACGGTGTTGAAGTTGAGGGCGGCGGCGTACTGCTCCAGGGTGAGATCGTGGAGCGTGAAGCGGATCGCCAGACCTTCCGACGTCCGGTTCGACTTGACCGCACCGGTCGCACCGAGCATCCGAAAATCCTCGATGGTCTCCTCGTGCGCGACGGTTACACCGTCCTCGGCGTACTCCTCGTTTCCGTTCGTGCCGAGCAGGGTCCAGTTGCCGCCGGGCGGAGACGTGTCGATCGAGGGGAACGTCTCGCCGACGTCCGCGATGTAGACGTCGAACGGTCCGGCGACGATCTGATAGGGCAAAGGCATGTCGGCCTCCTCCTGTTACGCGGCGGGCCTCGTATCTGCGAGCACCTGCCAGGACTGAAAAGCGCGCGGCCATCCGGTGTCGGGATCTCGCCCCGTCGCCAATCCGCCGGCGAGGTTGATCCAGTGCACGAGCACCGAGCCCTCGGTCCGCCGCTGCACGGCTCGGAGAGAATCGTACACCGCCCGGCGCAAGCGGTCAGCATCGTACCTGGTCGAGCCGTAGCACAGCACGTCGACCCGCATCGCTTCGAGCGGGATCGTTCCCTGGGTGAAGGTCGGGACCGCACCGCCTGACGGCTGCACGACGACAGCCGCGCGCGGCTGGTTGTGGATCTCGTCGGGTGCGATCTCGTCACCATAGACGCGCGCGCCGACCAGGGCCGAGACGCCGCTGTCGGCCGACAGGATCGAGACGATGGCGCCGACGACGTCCTGACTCATCGACCGCCCCCGAGATAGCGCAGCGCCCGGGCGATGTTGTGCCCGAGCCGCGGATAGTTCATGTCGGCGGACGGTCGCAGGTACGGTCGTGCCGGGATCGTGACCGACTGCGCTATGACCCACTGGCCGTCTACCTGGAAGCGGAGCGCCTTGGCGCGTACCGGCTTGACGACGCCGCCCAGCTCATGGATGAGCGCGTAGACGACGTCCTTCGACCCCCAAGTGCCGGCGTATCCAGATCCTGATCGGTGCGCGAACTGGTCGATCCTGATCGATCCCTCCAGCGTGCCCGTGCGGTTGCGCCAGGTGTGGATCGCCTTCGACGTGTCGACGCACTCGGCGAGGGTCTCGTTGAGCCCGATGCGCTGCGCGTCGCCGGATCGATCGATCAGCCGCTCGCCGTGCCACGTCAGGCTCATGTGATGCGCTCCAGCCGTGCTTCATGGTGGGTGGGCCGGCGTTGCAGCGGACCGACCTCGAGCGGCTCGGAGAATAGCGCATTGCCGCGGCGGTCGGTGATTGTAGTCAGCCGGTCGCCCTCGGCAATGTCACCGGTGAGCGGGAACGCGAGGCGAAGCTCCTCGATGGTGATCGCCTTGTCCGCGTCCTCGGTCTGACGGCGGGAGATCGACCACACCCGGCACGGGACGGGGTTGGAGTCGATGGGTGCGTAGCTCGGTGCGCCCGGCTGGTTCCAGGCATCGGAGGCCGTGGTCTGATTGCGCGTGACCGTCGCCCTCATGGTCATCTGATGGCGGGCGAACGTCATGCAAGCGGCCAGGCCCTACCGCCTCCGCGCAGCGGCGCGAGTGCGGCATCGCTGGCGGCTTTGAGATCGGGACCGGTGAAGCTGAAATCGCCAGACGTGCCGCGCTGGTATCCCTCATTCGCCAGGGCGATCTTGGCGAGATCGATCTGTGCCTGCCGGCGGAGCGCCATGTCGTCGACGGCCGTGTAATCGACCGCGACGAACGGCGCCCAATACAGGCGGGAATTGGTGCCCTCGCGAAGCCGCACGATCTCGCGGCTCCCGGTCTTGCGCCAGTCGTCGGATGCGAGCGTGGTCTCGTCGTCGTCGAGGAAGTCGCGCTCGCGGATCTCGACGACGGTCGCAATCTTGCGGGCGAGGTAGATGCGGCGGGTCGGCGGGCTCAACGCCCCGATGCGATCGATGTACTCGCTCAGGGTGCCGGCCGGATGCTCGCCGGCGACGTCGACGATCCGCTGCTCGGCCGCGGAGAGGATGCGAAAGAGGGCCGCGTCGGAGAGATCGGTCTCGACGTGCTCGCGCAACTCATTCGGCGTCAGGATGGTCATCGTCCGGCTCCTCCGGCGTCTCGGTCGACTCGACCGGATCCGGCGCGGCCGGAGCGCGGCCGTTGACCAGGCCGAAGGCGATCGCCGTCCGGTCGCTCATCCGTGCGCCGGCAGAAGCGAACCGCTGGATGGCCCTCGGCGAACCCGCCGGCACTGCGGCACCGGCGGCGTCGAGCCAGATATCCTCCTGCGCGATCACAGTCACGAATCGCCCCCGGACTTCTGCGCCTTGCCCGCGCCCTTGTCGTTGGGCGGACCCTTGACGGCCTTGTCCTGTGGCTTGCTCGCGGACTTGATCGAGCCGTCCTTCTTGAGCCCGAGCCGCTCGGCCTCTCCGAGAGAGATCTGCTTGCCGGCCGGGCCGACGAGGTTCACCGCAGAGGGGTCGCCCTCCGGCACGGCTCGACCATTGTCGTTGCTGTAGGTGCGCTGTTGGAGCTTCACGCTCATGTCGTCGTGCTCCTGGTCCTGTTTCTGGGTGACGGTGAGCGGCGGCATTACGGTTGCCGGGCGAACGTCACGATGAGGAAGTCGCCGGTCGTGTCGGTGCCGGCGGCGTTGTTGATCGTCTCGACCGTGCCGGCCGGGATCGAGAACTCGCTGGTGAGATCCGCATTGGTGACGAAATCGCCGCTGACGTGGCGCACGCTCACGAGCGTATCGCCGGCGCGGATCGAGGGCACCTGATGATCTCCAGCCGCACCGCCTGGGCGGACAGACTGCGAGATCAGATACGGGTGCCCGGAGAACGTCTGTAATGCCATGCTCCTGCCCTCCGCCAGTCGGGAGCATCCGTGCTCCGATCAATGCCTGTCCCTGGACCGCTTGCCGCTCGGCTGGCTCGGTGTGACTTACAGGCCCGTGACCTCGGCGAACGCCGCGGGACGGAAGAACACGAGAGCGACGCGCATATCCGCGCGAACGGTGCGCTTGCCCTCGGTGAACTGCGTCCCGACGTAGCCGACCTGGACGTCGATGCCGCGGCGCTCGAACGCCGAGACGTAGGCGGGCATGAACGAACCGACCCACCCGGTGCCGGCGCTGGACGCTTCGTTCAGCGCCACCGGCAGCCCCCACATGCGTTGCGGGCCGGCCTCGCTCGGCGGACCCCAGATGTACTGACCGTTCGTGTCGGTGCGCAGGCGCACCTTCTCCCAATCGGTCGAGTGCATGACGTTGTGGGTCGGCATCGCCCGGCCGGTGACGCGGACTTTCGTGATCGCCTTGTGGAAAGCGGCCTCGATGGTGTCCGTGCTCTTGGCCTGGGTCTGGATGCCGGTAACGTTCGCCAGGCCCTCCAGGTTGGGCGGGGTGCCGTTGCCGACGAGCGCCTGGGTGTCGAACCGCTGACGGACGCCGAACATGAGCCGGTCGTTGATGTAGCCCTGCACCATCGCCACATCCTCGAGCTGCTCGTCGGTGACGGGCAGAGAGTCCGTGATCTTGCGAACCGGGCTGTTCTTCTCGGTCAGCTCGAAGGTCGATTCGGCGTAGGCGTTGCCCTCGGCGGTCTCGGCCGCTGCGTGCGTGCGCGTCGTCTCCTCCATGTAGACGATCTGTTCCTGGCCGGTCTGGCCCATCGGCAGAATATCGAGGAGCTGGATCGGACGCGTCACGGCCTCGACGTAACCGCCCATGCGAACGGACTCGGGCCCCCATCCGGCGGTCGTCTGCATGAGGGTCTTTGCGCCGATCGTGCTCGGTGTCGCGGCCTTCGCGAGAAAGTCGGACGGCAGGGCGTCGGGCAGACGGATCGTGACGCCGTGCTGATGGCCCGACTTGATCCAAGCTTTGTACTCAGGATGATCGACGACCTGCTTGCCGATCGGCTGGATGATGCCGCCGCCGGCCTTGGCGCCGGGGCCCGGCTCGGAGCCGGAGGGATGCTTGAACGGCTCGGGTTCGCCGACGCGGCCCGCGGCCTTCTCGACCTCCTGGAGCTGCTCGATCTGCGTGCCGAGATCATCAAGCTCCGCATTGGTCTCGCGCATCTTCTCGACGACGGCCGTCGCGGAGAGGCCCTCGCCGAACGCCTTGACCTTGCTCGGGTCGTACTGGACGGTCCCGTCGTCGCGCTTGACGGTAGCCTGGTCGACAGCGTCCGCGAGCTGCTTGCGCTTCGCGTCCCACTGTTCCGACAGCTCTTTCATGGTTTTCACGATTGGTGCTCCTGCGTTGCTTACGGATAGGACGCGATCGCTCGCGTCATCTTTCCGCCTGCACAGGACGCCGCGCCCGGGGCGGGATCGGAGACCGGTCGCTCGCTGCGGCGATCGATCCCCGTCGGTGTGGGCGAATCTATAGCACAGCCCCCAGAGGCCCGCAAACGCTAGACGCCGCGGCGCTTGGCGATCACGCCCTCGAACTCGAGCACGGCGGCGGCGACTTCC